GTTCAGCCACCGGTGCATGTGGTTCTGCTCGTCAAGATAGTCACCGGTCGCAATCGCCACCCTCTGGCTGGTGGCCAGGCGGTTGAGATTTCGCTGATAGGTAATCGCGCCCTCCACCAGCCAACGCAGCACACCCGGCCCGGCCAGTTTCGCACCCAGCTCAACGACCCGGTTCTCCGGCAGCACCTGGTTGCTGAACGGTACCAGATGAATCCGTCGCCGGAAACCCTCGGAATGATCACGAATCTCGGGTCGATGGTTGCCGTGCACCACCATCGTGTGCGTTGCTGGGAACGAGAACTCGCGCCCGTACAGGTGCCTCGCTCGTAACGTCTGTCCGCCGTTGAGATCCTTGACTCGGCCTGCGTTCCAGTGCGTGCCCTTGTCCGGCTCAGGGCAGATCACGAATCGCTTGCCGAACAGCGACGCCACGGTCTCGGTGTGCAGCGAATCCTTGCCCTTGACTGTGATGAGATCGGCCGTCGATTCGAGCGCATACGAGCCGAGCGTGATCCTGATCGCGTCGGTGAGCTGAGTCTTGCCGTTGCCACCCGTGCCAAACATAAACACGCAGCTGTGTTCCTGCTGCGCTCCGATCAGCGCCTGGCCCATCATTACCTTCAACCAGGCGGCCTGCTCAGCATCGCCCGAGCAGCACCACAAGACGAACGTCTCCCATTCAAGCACATCGGCGTGGGGGTCGTACGTGGTCGGCGCCAGGTGCGTTTGCAAGGCCGACCGGTTGTGCGGCTTAAGGATCCCCGTCTGCAGGTCAATGATCCCATTCTCGCAGTTGAGGTAGTAGGGGTTGGCGTCCAGGTCCGACGAGCGTACCGACATTGCGGCCTCACCCGGTGCCACCTTCCAGCAACCAGCCTGCCCGACGGCGGTCTCCAGCGTACGAATCAGTGAGCGTCCGGCGTGCTTTTGCCATGAGGTGTCATCGAGCCCGCGACATTCGTCGCGCATCGTGGCTAACGCCAGGCCCATCTCATCCGTTAGCAACTGTGGGTCTCTCGCCCAACGCTTACCGTCCCAGCCCATCCACTCGGCCTGATCGCTGATGTACTTTAGATTCAGGCCCTGAGACATGACGAGCCAGCGTGCCGCCGTAGCGTCGGTAACGTATAGCTGCGGCTTGTCCCGAAACACCACGTTGAGCCCGCCGAGCGGCGCAGGCTCCCAACGCTCTGCCGACCGAGCGATGGTCCGGACCTCGTACTCTCGGAGCGGTCGGGCCCACGTGGCGTTAACAGCCATTAGCTGGTCGAAGATGGCTTGGGCATCCTGGCCTTGGCGTCGCAGTCGACCTGCCATGCGGGTTAGCGTGTTGTTACGGTCACCGACTGCGCCTCCGGGATTGGCGCTGACCACGGTCCGGGTAGACGCTCGTCCCGCGTTGCGCAGCGCCTCGACCCAGTCCGGCGCGATCGCGGGCAGAGTCTCGTCCTCGACCGTATAGTCGCCCTCGGCTGATCGATCACTCGCCCGAGTGTGACTCGGTGGGAGCAGGATCACCGCGTTTCCGGTCTTGATGTCGATGCCCGGATACTCGGGATTCAACGGACCCTGGTAGATGTCCCAGTCGCCCGGCCTACGGAAGATGTAGTGCCAGCCTCCGCTCGATGTTCGGTGCACCCGAGTCGGCGGCATCGGGCTGTATTCCTGGAGGATCCGTTCGAGGGACTGGTCCCCCACCTGCGACTCGCGAATGTCGACGTCGACGACCACGATGTCCTCGCCGACGACCGTACCCACGTTATACCACTCGTTGATCGTCCACCAGGCTGCGATTTGGTCGGGGTCGCGAGTGGCCAGGTGTTGCCAGCCCTCGTAAACTGGCTTCTTAGCGCCTACGTTGATAGGGATAACGCGCCAACCCTCGGCTGCCCGAGCCAGCGCACCCTCCAGCATACTCATTCGGGCAGGAATGCGGCTAGTACGGTCAGGTTCTCGATCGGCTCCTGCGCCCAGATACGGTCTTTTACGGGGATGAAGGCCCAGGCCATATCGTTGACCGGAAGCTCGTGAACGTGCCAGATCGTAGCGCCGTAGTGCTCTGCCGTGAATAACACGGCGTCTGGCTGGTATGTGTGGTGCGGCATGGCCCTAGCGTACCACGCCGGGGCACACGCTGTCAACGCGGCCCGTAGAGGTCGTATCGGATCACGATCCCGCGCGAACCACCTCAGCCAGCCAGCCTCCGCCTTCCCACACCTTCTCGGGGAGGTTGTAGTTGGGCGAGGCGTGTACCTGCGACGAGTCGGGGTCGTCGATGTTGTAGCTACGAGCCGGGTCGACTCCTAAGATCACTGAGTCGCCGATCTGCACAACAGCGACGCCATCAGCGTAGTCTAGTACGGTGGCAACCCGCTGTGCCTGGCGCTGGGCCTCGATCGCCGCAGTGATCCGCTGGGCCTCGATGCCCAGGCCGTTTGCCTGAGCGGCGCGACGGTGTGCAGCGTCGAAGCGCTGCGCCTCATCCGAGTACGCCCAGCCGACCCAGGTCGAGGTGCCACGGCGGTCGACGGGTACGGCGCGCGGGTAGCGACCACGGCCACCGTCCGACATAACGCCCTCTTCGCCGTCCGGGCGACGGATCTTGCCACCGCAGTGCTGACGTCCCTTGTGGAGCAACATGTCCATCGCCATGCGAACCAGGGCGTCGTGGTCGGCCATCGAGACGGCCAGACCAGCCAGCTCCTCCAGGGAGAACTCACCGGGGACGCTGGCCATGGTGTCGATCAGGCTGCGCATCCGCGCGTAGGTGTCGTCGGCGTGGCTGCGGGCTTCCTCGTTCTGCGTCATGTTTCTATTATACCACATGAGCAGATCGTCCCACAATATAAGATCAGTGAGCTACGCCACCCACCTTGAGAGCGTTATTGATGACGGCGGCGTGCTCGACGCAGAGGGCGTTACCGGCGTACACGGTGAACGCGTCACCCGTGCCTGGCCGGTCGAGCGCAGTAATAAATATGCACGTCGAGCAGACGAATCCGCCGGTATCGAACACCGGCGCCGACCGAAGGTAGGCGATGTGAATAGTGCAAACCCCCTGGCCGTCGAGAACCGTCGTCAGGGTGGGGTCCACAGACGCGCCGAGGTACTGACAGCGCGCACATTCCATTGGTGCCGGGCCGGACATGGTTATCTCCTAGTTGATATACAGCGACCCCCCGGTCCCGGGAAGGGTTTGGGACCGAGGGGTGCTGTCCTTGAAGCCCGAGACTCAGAACGGGGGTTCGTCGTCGGGAGCGGGCTTCTGGTCCCGTGCGGCAGACGGGTCCTCAGGATCCAGGACCTTGACTGGCGAACCCGTCGGCGTGCCCCCGAGCGGGTACAGCTCCTGGATCTGGTTCACGAACTGGCCTTGCCTCTTGCCCTGCTGCGCGATGGTCTTCACTACCAGCGCCCGGACCCGCCGTCCGATCAGCTTGTCCGTGTCGGTGCCCGCCGAGACCCCGAAGGCGTCGAACGCCTCCTTGATCTTGAAACGGGCGTTCTCGCTGAGTGAGGTGTTGTGGTAGAACTGGCGTCCGGCTCCCCGCTGGCCTGCAGGGATCTCGAACTTCCACGACCAGACGGGCGCGACCTTTCCCGGCCTGGCCTCTACCTCCATCAGTTGGACGTCGTAGACGCCCGGGTCGAGGATGCCGATGGTCTCCGGCGCCTCGTCGATGAGCCCAGCGGTTGTTTCATTGAGTTGCGGCACTGCGGTCTCCTCAGTCAGCCGTGTTATCGATTGCGGGCCACGGCGCACCCGCTACTACCATCCTACACCGGGTAGCCACCCGCTGTCAATCCTAGCCCGAACTGCTGTCCAGCAGCGCGGCTGACAGTTCGACCGACTCGTCGAACACCGGCCCGATCACGGCCGAGCGAACCCGCATGCGGGCGTTGTAGCTGATCGTACCGTTCGCTGGAACCGACCAGCGATCCATGTCGGTCAGCGCCTCCTCGGCCGACTCATAGATGTACTCCATGATGCGGGTCACTCGGACGGCCGCCACGCTACCTCCTCCGGGTCCAGCTCCTCGTTGACGACCGCGATGATGCGGTCCATCGTCGGGTCCACCATCGTGGTCGGTAGGACCCCAAACCGGTCCTTACCCATCAGCCCGAAACGCGGCTTGCTGATACCGACGTACTGGCCGTCACTCGCGATCTTGGTCGCCATGACGATGTCGACATACCCGCGAATGTCGTTGCCGAACGCGGGCGTCAAAGCCGGGCGGTAGGTTACCGCGTCGCCCGTCTGCTCCCCGCCACTGGCGTCGACGTCGCGACGACTCAGGGCCGAGAATCCTACGTGGATTGGCAGATCCCGAAAGCGTCGAGCCAAGTGGCGCATCTGCTGCGTCATGACCCCGTAGTCGTCAAGATGGGTCTTGAACGGGTTGACGTCGATGTCCTTCGCCACGATCTGGAGCTGGTCGGCCTTCTCCTTGGCGTTGTGCACCCGCCGCATCACCTGCACCTCGGTCAGCACCGTGGTGATCTCGGTCAGCGAGTCGAACTGGATGCCCACCGCCCGATCGGGCTTGTCGTCCTCGATCTCACGCCGCACCTGCCAGTACAGTGCCTCCAACTGCTCATAGCTGGTGGCGGGCTGGATCCAGATGTTCTCGGTCGGCACGTCGAA